AACCGCAAATGGGTTGGCCGCCATACCGTAACGAGTCTTGAACCCGATTTTAGGTTGGAAGCTGTTCTCACCAACCGCACGAACCATTTGTAATGGAACGTATGGGCAGTAGAACATACCAGCGTCATAAGGTGATGTTCCCTTATAACCAACAACGTAGTACTGAGAAGCAGCTACGTTAGCAGCATATGGGTCAACATAAACCTTGTAACGACCATTCATAACACCAGCAAATGTTGTCTGTGTGTCATCAATGTTGAGGTTGTTGTTGAGAGCAGGCGTGTAATCAAGGACACCAGCCATCTGAAGAGCAGACGCAACGTCAGCAGAACAGATAATCAGGTTACCTTTACCACGACGAGTCCTTTGACCGATAGCGTTTGCATCACGCTCGATGCTGAACATCAGGCCTTTGAACTTCTCAACCGACCAACGACCATTTGAGTCTGTGTCAAGGTCGAAGATACCAGCTGTCGTTGTATTAACCGCCGCACCCTTTTCAGCAGTCTTGTAAATCGAGCGAACAACCTCACGGTTGATTTCAGCAAGAATTTCTGTCGAAAGAATGTTAGCAAGTTCTGTCTCAGCATCCAAACCGTGGATTGCCTTGAGGTCTTGTGCGAGTTCCATTGAGTACTCAGCTTTCAGAGCACGAGAAACCGCAGTAACCGTTGACTTGTCAATACTGAATGACATCTCAGCAAAAGCATTCGAGGCACTATCACCAAGAGCTTCAGCTTCAGCAGTTGTCATACCAGTTGCGAATGTGTAAGTTCCAGCAGTAGGACTGTCGTTAAGAACGGCAGGGTTGCTTTCACTTGCACCAATGTCGCCACCACCGATTGTGCCAGCAGCGTTCTGGTTCGAGAAGTCACCAGAGAAGCCGTTTGCGGCTGCACCAGTTGTCTCATCGACCAGTGCTTCTTCACCGTCCATCGACAGGTGACGAGCACGCATCGCAAAGATAAGACCTGTAGGACCAGTCATTGGCTGGACACCACAAATGTCATATGCGATTAAGTTAGGCATTGCACGGCGAACGAGTGAGATCAAAATTGGATCCCAGTTCGATACACCAGATGTATTACCTGTTGGAACACTTTCCGAAAGGAAAGCAGCGTCTTCTTTAAGAGCAGCTTCTTGGTTCTCAAGAATAACAGTGGTAACAGCCCGACGATACGAATCTTCAATCTCTGGAAGATCAGGATGTTTTAGGACCGGCGACCACTTTTCTTGTAGATGTTCTGTTTGAAACATTTGTTTCTCCTTTATTTATTATTACATCTATTTATTATGTTTATAATTTAAACAGCGCCTTTGATACGTTTCTCTGTACGACCAATAGCAGACATATACGCCTTCATTGCGTCAGTCGTATCAATGTCCTGTTCGGCGCTACCATAGTTATCATCATCACTTGCAAAAGTCTGGTCAGATTTTACTTTTGGGAAATAACTTTCTTTCAAAGTATCTAACTTTTCACGGAAGGTGTCTTGGTCTTTAAAATCAATCTCTTCTGTGAGTGACTTAAACTTCTCAAACTGTGTGTCAGACAAATCAGAGGCAGCCTCTAAAATGACCTGTTCCCGAACTAATTCAGAATTAGCAGTTTTCATTTCAATATTTTGTTCCATTATACTATTCAACTGCTCTTCCAGTTCAGCAATTTTCTCAGATTGTGCTTCAAGAACATTATATTTTTCGTTTGGAACGTCAATATAATGATCCTCAAACAACTGTTTCAAACCAGAAATAAAGTCTTCAGCAATCTCACCTTTAAGTCCACGCTCGATTGCCAACTCGTTTTCTTTCATCCATTCCTCTACAACATAGTCGAGGTATTGATCTACTTTCTCAGATAGAGTATCTTTATACTCATCTATTTCTACTGCCATAGCGTCTTGTTGCTCTTCAGTAATTCTTGTTAACTCTATGCGGGTCTTAGACTTGACCGCAGCTTCAAAGATTGTTGCGGCTTTATTCTTGAAGTCTTCAGAAAGGTCTTCCCCATCAACGAGAGCATCGACATCAGATGAAACATCAATACTCTTGATATAGTCTTCAACAACTTCTTCGTTCTTTTCAGAAGGTAAATGACCACCCATCTTGAGATTCATCATGCCGCCGTACGTTGCCATGAGGTCTTTTTTATGCATACCCTCCATGTTTTTATGCATCGCAGCCATAAGGTCTTTCTTGTGCATACCTTCCATCTTCTTATGCATAGCGGCCATCAAATCTTCTTTTGACATATCTTCCATGTCTGCATCTTCGTGGTGAGCTTCAGATTTGACAATCTTCATGTCTTTAGCCATGACCTTTTCTTCAAGACCATGTTTGAACTGAACATCATACCACTCAACATTCCCATCATCGTCAGGGATAGCATGTGATTTCAGAACTGGTTTACCTTTACCAAACTCTGGATGCTCAACAACTGTCGCACAGTCGTGATATTTAGAGTGACAAAGTTGACGAATTTCCTCGTCTGTATAACCCTCTCCAATTTTTTTCATGTCCATCATTTCTTTTTTAACTTTTTTCATGGGGTCTGGTTTCCCTTCTCCTTTTTGTTGTGCATCACCAGATATTTCCTTCGCTTTATCCGCCGCAACATCTGTTGGGGAATCTGGGTCATCTGGTTCTACAACAGGGTCACCGCCATCTTGCATTTCGTCAGCTTCAGGTGGCCCTACTTTCTTAACTTTTTTAATTGGTTCTGCTGCAACAGACCCCTTTGTGGGAGCATCATGAGCGGCTTCTTCAAGTTCTGCAAGAACTTCCGCTTCGAGCTCTTCAATTGTTTGGTCTAATTCAGACATAGGAAGTCTCCTTTTTTGTTAAATATATTTATAAATTATAATTTTTTGAGGAACTTAGCAAAAGCTAAAGCAGCTTCATTCGCTTGTCTTCGACGCTTCTTAACATCAAAACTTCTTTTTACCTCCGCAACATGGGCTTCAATCAAGGAACCGTGGTTCCAAACCCACTCTTTACCTTCCATAATACCCTGCACAAAAGCACTAGGTGCAGAAGGGTCAGCAACGATATCTGCTGCTGCCGCAAGGTAAAAATCATTTCTCACATACTTGGCACCGTCCCTCTCGTCCAAGCTTCCCATACCTCTAGACGATACTCCTAATTTGGTTCCTTCGTCCATCAAAGTCTTGACGATTTTCCCCATTGGAGTATCTAAGATTCGAGCTTCACCCATAATATTTTTGCCATCTGGATATAATTCAGTGACAAGGTGCGAAACTCTCTCCAAATTTACTGTTGGGCCTTCTGGATGTCCCAACTCTCCGTATGCTCTGTTTTCACTGACAAATTTTCTGTTGTAGTTCTTAACCTCATTTGTCAATACTTCCATAGGATACACTCTACCGTTTCGGTTTTTGATATCCCCCTGCATAAAAACACCACGAATCTTATAACTTTTGTTACCATCCTTTTCCTCGGTGATGTACTCTACATTTTCAATTGCTTCTGCTATAAGTTTCATGGTTATACTCCTACGTTTCCTACTGTAACCTCTTCAACATAAACAGCCCCATCACTTCCAGCAGTCTCATTGATAACTGAGATGCGATAACCAGTTGGGTCATGGTCAAAGAGTAAATAAGACCCATCGTCATATTCAGAACCAACTGTTCCCTCTTCTAACAAAATCTGACTACCCGCATCAGAGGAACTAGAGTCTGTGCCATTTAAGGTAACTGGGGACTCAACAGCAGAACGAGGCCTAACCGAGGGCACCGTAGTGGTTGTTGTCCCTGCCTTTAAGTAAAATCCGTTTGAACTGGTCACCGTGGAGTAGTCTTCTGAAATGAGAAAGAAAACATCATTCCCACCAAACTCTGTGACTCTGAAAGATGTTGCCGAACTTAGTTTGCCAATATCTGTGTCGTGAGCAGCGTCATCACCAAGGGTTGTAGCTGAAATCGTCCCAGCATTTCTTAAAGTTTTAAATGACATGTTCTACTCCTATATGGTTAACATTTCTCTTTCAAAATACTTCATAAGTTCTTTTTCTGGAACTCTGAATTTTTTTGACACTTCTTTTATAGTTTTTTCAAAAGTATTTAGGAAATCTGAAGGTTTAGCATCCATAATTTTAAAGATAGAATCCACCGCATTTCTCATTTTTGGAGACAATTTCTTGTATTCGGTTGATTTTTTGTGTTCATCTTTCTCAAAAACTGTGTTTTGATAAAGTTCTTCAATCCTCTTCATTTTTTGTCTCTTGGTTTACAAAAGTGCTTGCTAACTCTTGACGTTTGACCTCTAACGCTTTACCGACCTTATCAACCATAGCGTTACTAAAGTGTGCTTCGGCTTCTAAGTTTGCGCCTGACGCAATACTATCAATTATTTCTTTAGACATTTATTTCTCCTAATCATCATCTACTTCTTGACCATCATATTTGGCAATATCGTCTGCGGGTATGGGAACGCCATCTTGTGATGGGTATCGTGTAACACCATCTGTGCCAGATGGAATATCAATACCACCCTCATCTGGGTCAAGACCAGCTTCTTTGTTAATCTGTCTTTGCATCTCATCAATTTCGTTGTCTGTCATACGCAACACTTTTTTCATCACATACTCTTTACTGAAGAATGTGCCGATATATGACTCAATCGTTCCCAAGTTGTTCATTCTTTCATTGAGAAGTTCAGAGTCTTTCAACTCTGCAAAGTGACCGTCTGCTAGGAAGTCGTACTGAATATGTTCTTGCATCAGCTTCCAGTCATCCAACGATATGATATTTTTCAACAACAACTGTGTTTTTAGAATGTCAGTGAACAGCGGTGTAAACTTCTTTCGTATTCTCTGAACAAACTTGGTAAACTTTAACTCGTCTCTTGTAATCTCTGTGGCTCTACCCAAACTAAAGTTTGACTCTGCCTCTAGTCTTGAGATAGGAACATTCAATGACCTAAACAGTTTTCTCTGAAAATAAACGATGTCATCAATCTCACCTAGATTTTGACCACCCGGCAGTGTTGTAATCTCTGTTCCTCTACCACCCTCTCTTCGTGGGAGCCAGAAGTCTTCTAACATACTCATGTGATTTCTGTCATCTCTTATTTCACCAGTGGATGCATCATACACTAACTTGTTACGATAACGGTTCATCACATCTTTGAGATATTGCTCTGCTTTTATCTTTGGTAGATTACCGACATCAATGTAAAAAATTCTACGTTCTGGTGCTCTTGATATACGATATATTACCAAAGAGTCTTCAATCATTCTCAACTGATTGACAGGTTTGATTGCTTTATGTAAATAAGACAAAACCCTCCCAGAGTTACCATCAATCAAACCAGATGGAACATAAGTGATGGCATCAGAAGTTATTTTGATACCCTGATTTGGACCATGCACACTATGACCAGCATGTTCAATGCCTTTGTCACTGTACATATAAAACTCATCTATTTTTTTTATGAAGTCCACGCCTGTTTTGGGATCTTTGTCTTTTTTTACCTGACGAACTTTCTTTATTTTAGTCGGGTCGATATATCTAACTTCTGCTATTCCATTTTTAGGAGCTTTAGAGTTGATAATCTTATGGAAATAAATTCTACCGTCAACATACCACCTACGAAAAAGGTCATGTCCCTTTTCTTCAAATCTTAGAAGTCTCAAAATCTCTTCAAATTCTTCTCTAATTTTTCTTTTGATTCTGTCTGGATATGGAAGGTTGTCTAAAACAATTTGGACTGAAATGTCGCTTTCATTAGATACGATACCCTCGTTAACGATGTCTTCAATCGCAGTGTCACATTCTGCTTGCTGTGCTATGTCACGATATCGTCTAATTAAATCAATGTCAGCTCTGTCTCGACCATCTGTGTCAAGAACAGAACTATAAAAACCACCGCCTGGGATGTCAATAGTACCATCATCAGAGGAAGGACTTGTAAAAGACCCAATGTCCTCCTCCTCATTTTTTCTACTGATTTTGAAACCAAAAAGTTCAGCCATAATAACTCCTACTAATTCTTATATTTAGTAGGTTAAGAATTAGAAGTTTACGCCAGAAGCCTCAAAGTGTTGATATCTCCAAGTAACTTCAAACTCTTCAATCGCATCCGCCGTGTCAGATGTTAAGTCGATTTGTGCGACAGTTGTTGGCCACGCACTTCTGAAAATGTATGTTTTAAGAATCGTATCATCTCTATCTAACTGTTCAACCTGTAAATCAGTTTGATAGTCTGCGAGAGCGCTTGTTCCTGTGCCATCGGCAAGATCATTGATACCATTCATCCACAATTCCATTGCGTTACGAATCATGAAGTCCGTATCATTCAAGAAAGTTGTAGACCAAGTTTCCTCAAAGGTTCTGTCACCGGCGATATAAATTTGTCTACCCCTAAACGGAACCACAATTTCACCTAAAGTTTGGCCTGGAAGATTGGACCCTCTTACGAGAAATGACGTTCTACGAACATCTAACCCAATAGCAATTCCCGCTGGTGGTGTGATGGTAACTCTGAATTGGTTTGCCCGAGCTCCCCCACCAAGTAAATTTGCTTTAAAATCATCTATTGCTGCCATGTGAAGTTACTCCTTAAAATTGTCCTACGACCTCACTAAACTCAACACCTGTGCGAACCGCAACAAAGTTAAGAGTAATGAAGTTGATTGATCTGGCTGGTTTGATAAAGATGTCACCAATAAACTCATTTCGGTCTATAACCTCACCAGTGTTATTCGTATCATCACAAACCACTCTAAAGTCAAATATACCTCTTCGGCCTTGAATTTCTCTCAAGAATGGTTCAATGAGATTTCTGAACTGAGCCCTAGTAAATTCATCGTTGAACTCAAAGAGAGAGAACTTAGCAGCAGTTGAGATTGCATCTTCAAGTAGTAAGAATAATCTTCTCACGTTAATCCTGTCAAACGCACTTGGTTTAGAAAGAGCAGTTTTATCACCGAAGAGAACCACACCTTGGCCTGGGAAGTCAACCACTGGGTTAACTCTTGCCCGATAAAGTCTGTCTCTCTCAGATTTTTTAGGATTGTAAGAAAGTTTAATCGCACCCCTCACGTTACCTCTGTTAAATCCAGCGGGTGAGAAGAATGTATCTGCAACTTGGTCAGTGAAAGCACAAAGACCAGCAGTATCACCATTCATCGGTACAAATCTAAACACATCATTGTACTTATCATACATTTGTTTGTAGGAACTATCGAAGACAACAAATGAGGATGAAGGACACAAGTCAAATGCATCTATCACGTTGTCTGTTGCAGTGGTTGAACTCGAAACTCCAACCGTTGCTGACCTGTGCGGTGATACAAACGCAACACAGTCTTTTCTTGTTTCTACAAGAGCAGTTAACATAGTGGCGTGTGTGTCTTGTGTGGCCGCACTGTCACCAGCTCCACCACCTCGACCACCAAGAACTAGGTTAACATCAACTGATTCTGTGTCTTCAAACTTTTCGTAAGCTGTTTCAAGTTCACCAGCGGTCACCGCATAATCGTCAGTTCCATTTTTCAGATTGGTTGTGGTTGGTGTATCCAAAGCAGCGTATGAAGTTCCACCTACCTCAAGTTCAATTCTACCGTTTTCGTTTGACCTTCCGCTGTCTGTGCCATCAAGAACGATGTTGTCTCCAGCGTCTGTTCCAGCGCCATCTGTTCCACCATCTTCTATGACTATCTGACTTGTTACACCAGTAAAGTCTGTTCCCCAGTTTGTTCCAGCTGTATTGTGGTCCATCCAGTAAACAAAACTAGACTGTCTGAAAATTTTGTCAGCGTAGTAGACACTATCACCTTGAGGTGATTTTGCACTTGGGTTCTTAGAGAGGTTTGCGAATGTTTCTAAAACAGCGTTTGTTCTATTACCGTCACTCTCTACAGAAAATCCACTTATTTCTCCAAGTTGGTCGTAGACAACAATGTGAATTTCATCTTGCGTGCCTCTTTTATTTTGTGTTGCATACGTTGATGTGCCAGGCGCACCATCAAACAAATCATAAAATCTCCAACGGCGTCGAATGTTTGTGCCTGAAGCGATTGTGCTTTGAAGACCCGCACCATTTGGGTCATCTTTCAATTTAATTGTAATCGTGGAAGCATTTGCTGCTGTTACTTGATATTCAAACCCTAGTGCTTCACCAAAGTTGACAATATCATGAATTGTGAAAACTGTTCCATCAGTCACACTAATGACAGTTTGACCCAGAGCTTCCTCAGCACTTGTCGTTGTTACTGCTGTCTCTTCATATGCCGTTGCGTTAGCACAAATCGAAACACCTAATGAGTTACCATGTGTTCCAGCAGTTCTCGCTGCCCACTCACCAACAGAAGCTTGACCATCTTTAAATGATGATTCATAGTGGTCATCATCACGAATGATGAACGATGTTCCAGATGCAACAGCGTTAGTTACACCAGACTCAGCACGAACTACTTTTAGTTGGTCTGAATATTGAAGAAAGTTAGCAGCAGTAAAGAATGTTTCAAACTGATTACTAGTGTTTTGGGGTTTACCAAAAATCTTTACTAAATCATCTTCCGTGCCAATGGTTACAATTGAACCAACTGGGCCTTTTTCAAATGGACCAGCAATAGCACCAATAGATGTTGACACTGATGGGACGATTGTCGTAAGATCAATTTCTTTTACAAGAACGCCAGGAGACTTTAAAAAACTCATCTCTTTACTCCTTTACCGAAGTTTTGTTGTATTTGAGAATATTTATAATAATTGATTTTCTAAAACACGTTGTTTATAAGTGTTATAACTTATAAATAATATTATGAATGAACACTATCAAAAGTATAAAGAGACTATAAAAAAAGTAGCTCGCAGAAACTATCGAAAAAGAATCGTTTTACTAAATGAGTTTCTAGCAGATAAATCTTGTGTTCATTGCGGTGAAAGTGAAACTATCTGTCTAAAATTTTACCCCCATGATTCTGAGATTCGTAAGCTAACAAAAAGAATGGGCACCAATAACGAAAGCAGAAAAGAAATATTTCATTTAATCGGTGAATCAAAAATTTTGTGTTCAAACTGTTCTATCAAAGTTGATAACGACTTGATTGAATTTATTTAGACTTTTACCAATTTGTATTGTAGTCTCTGACCACAGATGTCCATCGTGTTCCATATTCATCTATCTCGTCTTCAAAGGGGTCATCAATACCGTTCACTATAAATCCAAACGGAGCCATGTCTTGTTCTAATGCGTCTTGTTGTTCCTTCATCATTGTCATTCGTATATCGTTGTCGGTCAACTCCTTGAAGTAAGTTTGGTCTGTTGCCCACCCAAACATAAACATGCAGGCAACTAAATCATCATTGCAACCGTCATCAGCAGCATATGACGCACCTTTGATAATAAAAGTGGATAGTTCATTCACACAGTCATAGTCCTCTATGATAAGTTTATTATCCTCAATCAACTGTTTGAGATTTGAACAACCAATCTTCTTCACAGCCTTAGTTGTTCTCACTCCTAACTGCGCTCTACCACCAGAGAACCCAGCTCCAAGGATTTGTCCTGCTCTACCACGCATGGATGCCATAACTAGGTTCTCATACTCTAAATCAAACTGTAAAGTGTTTGCGACTTGTTCACCTATATCATTTACTTCAACCATGACATACGCATTGTTGTATGCTTTTGCGACCTCATGTATCTTAGTCGGGAACAGTAAAGGTTTTATTTCATTGTCTCTAAACTTTGCCACAACTCTGTAAGGTATCTCCGTTACATCAAATACCAAAAATGCCGAGTAATCATTTGCGGTCCCTCTGGAAACATCAGCGGTTAACATATAGGTGCGGTCTTTTTCTGGTCGAACATGAACATCTATTCCAGCGTGTGAATGAATAGGTGTCCTGTAAGTCAACTGTTTTAGTTTTACTGGACTCACCAAAGTATCAATAGATCCTAAGAACTCACACTCAAATTCTGAGTTGAACTGTGACTCAGAAGTGTTTCGTATGGTCTCCTTTTTCCACTCTTCATCTCTGCCAGGCACTTCACTCCAGTGAACATCAATCGGGATATAATCATTTCTTTTCTCCTGTGCGTCCACCCATATCTTAT